TGACGATGGCGATAGGCCAGTACGCGACAAGAAGATCTCTAAATTTAGAGGTCCTGAAAGGTCGGAGGAAATTCCTATTGAAGCCGTTCAAACCATAGTCGTTGAACCTATTCAGGCTGTTAAAGTGGTTGAGCCATCTGCTCCCACAGTGCAGACCGTCGTTTCGGAAATGCCCGCGGCTGGTAAGACACCTGATTCATCGATGCCTTTAAACGCGAGTCTCCAGACAAGTCCACCTCTGGAGAGCCAATCTGTGGCATCACTCCCGAGTGTCCCGAGGGATACAGCCCGTACTATTGGGCCCTCGCTCGATATACTTTTGACGCTTGCGGAAGAGTTTCGAAAGAAGAGGACGACATCATCTCAAACCTTGACTGGTGTGGAGACTGCGAGCCTTGCGGCTGCCCCACTCCCAAGTCTAGAAAACAGACAGACGTCCAAAAGCTCCTTGAAATCATCTTCCCAGAAGTCGTCCAAGAAGGTATCGTTGAGCCCTCTCGAGATATCAGAGGAGTGCTCAGATCTCTTAACGAATACAATTCGTACGAACCAGTCCACTGTGACGACAGAGAGGCCCTCGACGAAGCCGTCTACTTCACAGCCGAAAGGCAACCGAAGTGGAGTCGCTCCTACACAGGAGATGATGAAGACTTTGACAGAGCTTTTGACAAAGTTATTGGAGACGCGTACCACGCCGGAACCCTCAACGGAGATTCAAGTCCAGGCTACCCATACAACCTTAGATACAAGGACAACAGAACTTTTATCGAAGAGCAGGGAGCAGCCGGAGGAGAGCTCAGAAGGATGGTGTACAGTCGCTACCAAAAGTGGAAAGAAGCAACGGACGAAACGGTCGAAGAGTGCATCAGAGACCCAAAGCAATGGATCCTCAAAGGCTTGAGAGATCCTGTTCGCTTGTTCCCAAAGAATCAGGGAGTGCCCAAACGAAAGAATGGACTCCCGCGCCTGATATGCGCCGTGTCGTTGGTCGATCAGATAGTTGAAAGACTATTCTTCGATGACTATTGCAAGGCTGAATTGGAGGCTTTCCCTAACCTTGACGGTATGAAGGGTATTGGCTTCGATGATGTCTCTGCTGATGCGGTCGGCGGTCGTTGGCGTGGTCGCTGTCATCAGACAGGCCTGACTCCTCTTGAGAGCGATGTAAGCGGATGGGAAAAGCGATTTGGGGCTATGTTCGCCTACGCTCATGCTATGGTGATGCGTCTAACATGTAAGAATAACGACGCTGGCTTTGAATCTGCGACCTTGGTCTGGTCAGGCAGCTTGCTATCAGTACCCATAGTGGTTGGCAATGGAACCGTGTGGATCCGTCGAGGTCTGAAAATTCAGACATCCGGAGACCGCATGACATCCGAGTCAAACACCAATGGAAGGAAAGTGGCAGCTCGCTTAGTCGGATCTTTGGCATTTTGTGCGGGTGATGATTGTAATGAATGGAACTCAGCTGGAAAAGATGAAATTATGGCAAGATATGCCAAAATAGCACTCCCAGTACGCGATGTTATCAAACATGAAACCACCACCTTCTTTAATTTCTGCTCCCACGGATTTCGATTCGAGGACGATCAATGGAAATGTTGGCTGAACACGTACCCCCGCATGATGTGGGAATGCGCTCGAAAGAACGTTTGGGACGCTCAGACCGACAATGCCATAAGATGGGAGGTTAGACACCACCCGGACCCCAAGGTTCGGGAGAGGGTCGATATCTTCCTGGACGTGCGGAAGTTTGCGCTCTGTTCGTGTCCAGAGCATGATGTCATCAAGACGCATGAAGAGCAAAGCTCAACCCCGGGCGGGGGGCAATCCGCCAAAGAAGGGTGTTACCAAGAAGAAGAACAGGTCGAGGAAACGCGCCGCAGGGACGACAAAGGTAGGCCCCTCATTTTCCCAGATTTCTGGGGGAGTGAAGGATTCCAACCTGAGCCCTGCCGCGAAGTACAGATTGGCTCTGACTCAACCGTTTCACCCCGGGGCCGTGGGCGCGAGAGTGCCCGATCAATACGCGGTCCCCACCTCGACCCAGATGTTTCATAAGCAGTTCACTGTCCAGACTTTTTCGTCTGGCAACTTTTCTATTATGATCATGCCAAATCCGATTTGTGCAGCAGTTGTGCCCTTAGGCGCTAGCTCAGATCTCTCCACTTGGAATTATCCGAGTGGTGGTTCTGCAGTGAACAGTTTCTTCGGTGCTCCATCTGCCTCCTTATCTGGCAAGATCAATAATTGGAGAGTTGTTGGCTATGGGGTTCGCGTGAAAGATATCGCATCGCTCAGTAATGTGAGCGGCTTGATACAGGTGGCTATGTTGCCGGTTCAGTCAGTTTTACCGGCCGCGCTCCCAGTGGGAGGACATAACAACACCAACTCAGCCGACACACTGGACGTGGTTTACACTGCGTACGGCTTGCCCTACACAGGCACTGGCGATTCAGCGGTCATCGATTCCGCTTCCCTAGCTCAGTTTCCTGATTATGCAGCCTTTGACGGCTACCAGGTCGCTAAGAACCCTCTTGACATCATCCCGAAGATCTGCGATCCCTCTGCTTTTGCATTCAAGCAAAGCTCGGATCGAGTTTTCGGTGATAACGTTGGGATTGGTCTTGCCACTGGCAGTATTTATACTGGCGACGCTTCCTACGGGAATGTTGGTGGCTTTCAAACCTGTGTCATTTGTGGCAGTGGCTTTCCG